GAACACCACATTATCAAGGATATGTGGAATTACCTCGTAACCAACGGCTGTCGTATGTACGCAAATTATTGGATAAGACGGATTGGTCAGTGGTATACTCTACTCGGGAATATGCAAGGAACTATACTCGGAAAGAAGAGTCTCGTATAGAAGGACCTTATGAAGTAGGAACATGGATCGAAGGAGGACCAGGACGACGGAGCGATCTTAGAGAATATGCTCAAGCTATACTTAATGGGACAGAGAGGAAGAAATTGATTGAAGAATTTCCCCGACAATATATATCATATCCAAGGGGTACGGATGCAGCGTATGAATTGGTAGAGAAGAAGCGGACTTGGATTACAGAACTTCATGTGCTCATAGGACCACCGGGGTGTGGCAAGACCACGATGGTCAGCAAGATCTCACCTGACATGTATTGGAAACAATCATCAAAGTGGTGGGATAGATATGCAGGAGAGGCAGACGTGTGTCTCGACGATTTTTATGGTTGGATACCTTTTCATGATCTTCTCCGACTAGCAGATGGCACGCCCTATATGGTTGAAAGAAAGGGAGGACAGTGCCAATTCCTTGCACACCGACTATATATCACCTCGAACAAGGCTCCAATTGAATGGTATCGAGCAGATGGGAACTTTTGCTGGCAAGCATTGTTCCGCAGAATTACGACTATAACCGTGTGGTTGGATGGTCAGAAGCATATCTACAGTAGCTATGACGATTTTGTAGCTGACGTTTCAGTACATCGTTATGCCATCTAAATCTTTTTTTCGGACGTCACGTTAAGGACGAATAAATTTTATTATTTTCATGCCTTCAAATAAGAAACACTATCTCAGTTGTTCACAAGAATCATTATCGGAATGGCCAAATTCAAACGAGGAGGATTCAAACGAAGAAAGCTCTTTAGAAGAAAGCTTAAGCGAACTCGGGGATCTATTAAACGAATTGATCGAAGAGTTAAGAAACTTGAGTCTGGTGTTGAAATCAAAGAACGCACTGGAACAGTGATTGATGATGTGTGCCCAGGTGGAGGAGCCCTTCACTTCTTATCTGGTGTGACACAAGGAGCTGGTGATGATCAAAGACTAGGGATGGATATCAGTATAACATCTTTATCTTTTGGGATCAGAATTGATACCAACGAAAACTCAGGCCAGTTCTATGACATGGTCCGTGTATGTATTATAAAAGACAAGATGCCACAAGGAGCATTCCCAGCTATAGCAGAGATCTTCGATACTGCAGGAAGTCCGCCACCTAACCTCATTAACGCCTTTCCAAATTGGGCAAAAAGAAAGCGATTTAAGATATTGTATGACCGAAACTTCACAGTCGGTTTTCCACTTATCACGGAAGAGACATCAAGTACGGTAGTGGGAACAGGTTACCCTCCGTTCAAGTTCACAAGGCACACTCTCAAGATGCATCTTAAGTCTCGGACAAATGGGACGACTAATTCAATTAACGTTGCAGAATCAAATCATCTTTATCTATTTGTGTGTTCTAGCGACAACGCTACACCATACCCGACCATCAAGTTTAACTCCCGTATCAAGTTTAAGGATGATTAAATAAAAAAAAGCCCCGCAGGGCAGCAACCACTTCCTGTTGCGAAATTTTTTTGCGAAGCAAGTCTGAGCCCGGAGCTCACCGCAGGTGGCGCCGCAGGCAACCGGTTCGTGTTATAATAATGGTATATAGGAAATTACTGAGAACACCTATTTGAGAAATTTAACAGAAAGGGGTCTGGGAACAGGTTTGGGAACCCCGGAAATTTAGAGGTGCGTAAACCTATTATTACTTTACGCACCTCAACACAAAAACACAAAATATTTATATGAATACTTTTTGGTGTTTCACTCAGTGCAACCCTGAGTATGCACTCGATTCTTTATTTGAAGAATATTTAGACTTAGGAAAAATAAGATATGCAAGCTGGCAGCTTGAGATGTCATCTACAGGAACACCACATTATCAAGGATATGTGGAATTACCTCGTAACCAACGGCTGTCGTATGTACGCAAATTATTGGATAAGACGGATTGGTCAGTGGTATACTCTACTCGGGAATATGCAAGGAA